CTAATTCTCTACCCCCTGCTATAGTACCACCAATTAGATTTTCTGCAGCACCGCCGAGTTTTTCAATTGCATCTCCAAATAAGAATGTACCGGCTCGCTGACTGATTGGTGAAAAAGTGTTTTCATACTCACTTGTAAACCCTCTTATATTATCATCAAAAAACGGAAAATTAAGATCTGCTAACACTGAACCAGTTGAGTACATATCTTTATAAAACTGTAAACCTGGGTTGTTTCCTAATTTTTCAGCTCTTGCAGATGAAGAGGCAATATTGATATAACCATCAATAAATTGCTGAAGTTGTGAAAACTCCATTTTATAAGCCGTTACATATGCATTTGGTGTTTGTTCTCTTAACTTAGACCCAGCAGGCGCAGTCGTCCAGTCATAGTCATTTACTATGTCATAAACACGTGTTACGCCATCTTCAAATGGATTTGTATATTCGCCTTTATCTACATCGGCCATACATATATTTATGTCACCATACCCGGCGTATGCATGCTATATGGCGAATTAAAATAACTACTTCTACTGTCTTGGTACGTTGGCCCGGACATATCGCCCTGTATTTCATTACTTTGAGGTAACGGAACGTTAGGTAAAGCTGGTGTACCACCGCCACCGGCTGGTTTTTTAACTAGTATTTTTGTAAGCTCTACTAACTGATATAGATATTTGTTAGATGTTTCAATTGCAGCTATTTGAAGCGATGCTAGCTTACTAGAAGTACCGCCTGATTCACCTAATAGCTGACTTATAGCACCTCCCTTTTTCATTCCTAAAACTTCATCTTTTGAGCTAAACGGTGTTATTACTCCTCGTTGTATAATAAAGTCATCGAGTTGTTTTGGCGATGCTTCTAATCCCTTAGCAGCTCCTGGTGAAGGGTCTCCACCAGCGAAAAACTTACCAATAGAACTTACAGCACTCTCTGGTATGACATACTTTGCGAGTAGACCACCAACAAACCGACCTAATAAATCACCAACCAACGCGCCGACTAACATTGGAAGCCAAGCAACTAATGGAGCGAATGGCCCCGTCCCGAGTGATACAAGACCACCTAAAAATGCACCAGCACCAGCACCAATTAAGGCTGTTATTCCTTTAATTGCTCTTGTACCTATTAATCGATGCATTTCATCTGTATCTATTTCACCTTTTGCATGTTGCTTTTTAATTTTCATAATATCAACACCTGTGAATATAGCCTCAATAGCTGGACCTATAATAGGCAGTCTCTTTGCTGTGGTACCTAAAAATTTTACTATTCCCTTTCCCCCGGCTCCTATCGTTTTACCCAGCATACTACCTACCATTGCTTTAGCAGGTTTTATAGCAAATTTACTAACTTTATCTCCGACCCATTTTACACCAGTTTTTCCAGCCTCGTATACAGCCTTACCACCAGCCATTACCTTACCTCCAAGAGCTTTAGCTCCTCCAACTACCTTTCCACCAACATCCTTAACTCCGCCCCAAAGTCTTCCAAGAAATCCTGGTTTTTTTGCTGCACCACCAGGCGGTTTACGAGGTGACATTGTTGGCGGCTTTGGTGGCTTCGCTAACGATGGAAATAGTTGACCAATACCTGGAATCTTCTGAAGAGCACCTTTAAAAAAATTACCAACAGATTTTAAAGCACCTACAAGCTTATCTTTTGCAGCAGTAAATATACCTTTAGCAGCATTTACACCTCCTGATATAGCAGATCCAAAAGCTTTCCAGATAGGTAAGCTCTTAAACCCCGACCATAGCTTACTAAAAAATTTACCTATTCCTGATATAGCACCCTTTAGCATGTTCCAGGCTCCGCGGCCTAGGCCTTTAATAGCATTCCACACACCTCTAAATATACCTTTTAATATACCCCAAGCTTTTCCTATACCCCATTTAATAAAGCTCCATACTTTACCTCCTACAAATTTAATAGACTTCCATAACCAGTTACCTATAACCTTGAGAAGAGTTCTACCCATGCCTGTCTTTCCAAGCCCAAGCATACCTAATAAACCGGTTAACCACCCCAAGAGGCCTTTACCTTGCTTTTTACCATCTTCCGATAATTGTTTAGATACATCTTTAGCAGTTTCTGTTGTTGCAGCAACAGCTGTCTTACCCTTCTCATCTGGTTCAAACTTCTTTTTTAATCTATAAAATGACTCAACAATAATATCCATCTTATTTCTAAGTCTGGATTTTTCTGCTGTTTGAAGAGTTGGAGATACTTTTTGCTGTTTTTTATTAACTCCCGGTAAACTCGAGTTTGTAATATTTTGACCAATTTTTTGAAGCATGCTAGAAGATTCATCTTCATCTCCTCCCATTTGACCGAGAAGAGCTTCTGCTTCAGTTGCTGTTAAGATGTCACCAGGTACTGCCACCTAAATATTTATTCGTCTACTGAAGTATCGAAAAATTCAGCATCGATATTAACCTCAACATCATCAACAGTTAGGATATCACTGTTGTACTTATTAACCTTTTCAATAAAGTCAGAGATTTTAGAATACATACTTAAAGGAAGCTTTTCTACAATTTTTACACGCTCATGAATCCTAATGTCGTCCATTTCAAGTACACTATCTTCTATTTGTAGACTATCAACATACTTAATAATCTCATATATATACAGTTTACCCACGCCATCTTTTGCTAACTCCTGATCTTGATCAATTTCTTGATCACATTTAGCTAGTAAAACGCTTTCTTGTCTTAAAGTTGGAACCCTTAACACTAACTGAACGCCATCCTTTTTAACTGTTGTAGTGTCTTTAATATCAAATGAAATATTTTTAATATTATCAATAACCTTTTGTAGCTCTATAGAACCAGCTTTATTCCCTAAAGCATGCTTTCTTAACGATACTATGAAAGGTAGTTTATCATATACTTTAAGATCTGTTAACCCAGTATTATCTGTAATAATTTTATTAAGAGTTTTACTAAAATCTAAAGTACCTCTTATACCATCTAAGATAGAAGAAATTAAATCTTTTTGCTGCTTTAAATTTAAAGGCTTTGTTGGTACTTTCTTGTTTAAGGACGGTACAAACACGTCAATGGTTTTGTCATTGAGTTTATCTAACTTTGTTAGAAAGGAAGAAACATTTTTACTCATACACTTATTTAGCTAGCCTCTTGCTTTTGCAAGCTCGCGCTTTGTTTCTCAAGTTCATCAGAGTACATTTTGTAATAGTCTTCTATTTCTAAATAAGTACAATTGGTTAAAAAGGTAATATCTGGTATTCGTTTACATAATATAAAAAGCATTTCTCTATAATTTTGATCATCGATACAATCAAATAGTCTAGCAATAAAAGCCGGCAGCGTTTTATCTAACATGTTGAGCTTAATTTCGTCTATTTCTAAGTTTTTACGCCCTTCGAATACACTTACATTAAAATGAGATTTATTTTTCCCAACAAAATACTCAAGATGTTCAAAAACAGACTCTGGTAATTTACTAATAACTTCATTATATTCATCGTCCGTTAAAGTAGGTACAAATATTTTATCGCCGTCAAGTTCTATACTCTCAATGAGGGAAAATACGAAATCAGTACTACCTAAGTTAAATCTAGATGGGTAATTTAAAACGCATCTCATCTCACCTATATCTACAGTCTCTTTTATATCGTCAAAAGTACCTACGTTTTTTCTTAGAAGATTTAAGTCAATATTTACATTACCCTTGGATGATCCAACAGCAATACTTTCACCAATACATTTTTCTCGTAGAATAAAAAAGGTAAGTAGTTTTTCTGCTACGTTTAGCCCTTTTGTTAAGATAAATGATTCTAAAAACTCGATAACCCCGACTGTAGTTGAATCTCTATACAAAGATATTTTTCTTAGATCTTTATATAGAATCTCTTTTACAAAAACTTCCTTCTTATTAGGAAGAATAAAGGATACATCCATGCTATTAATTATAACTGGATATAATTTTTGAAAGCAAATGTTACTGTTTTTTGCTTAAAATCATCATCATTATAATTTAATTGATACCCCTCAACATTAGTTGGAAACACATCGGTAAACCTATATCCCTTTCTCATCTCCCCGCGATTATTATACTGTCTAAGCTCAACAGCCGTACATAGTAAATCTCTTTCAATGAGACCGTGAGTAGCAATAGCTATCATCCAAGGTCTAAAGAAAATATGCTCTAAGTCTTCTTCTGTATCGAAGAAATTAATCGCGAGATTTCTTTCTAAGAAATTCATTCTTCGCTCAGCGCCAAATGCAGGGAGGTAGTTACCTTTATTAATTTCACCGCCTGGAGCTAAAAACTGTGTGTTTTCCTGTGGTACTGTTACTTCACGAGCTGCTAATACACTACCGTTCTTTGTAAATTCCATTGGCTCGTTCTTAACACGCCACCCTTCATCAGCATCAAATAATGCACGCTGTATTGCTGATGGCAGACCTACAGGGCCACTAGACGAACTTCCAGGCACTCCGGGTTGACCAGGCTGTAACGCTCCAGCGTTACTGTATTGAAAGTTAACCTTCCATAATGTAGGTAATGAGAGAAAGAACTTTCTATCTCTACTATAACCATCTAGAAAATCATAGGCCTCGCGCATTAATAATATTTATTCAATAACCTATGTTAAAGAAGCGCCTTATCTAGCGTTAGGGTATTTTGTAAAATCCCTATAGAAATGATATGCAAAAGTAACAGGGAAATTTAACACTTCACCAGAACCTTCGGCTATAGTGTATTCAATATCACCAATGTTTCTTATAGATGCACCGACCAATTGAATGTTTCTAACATCACGAAGTTCTTTATCAATTTGAACTAAATTAATAATTGACTCTTCACCAGGCATACCATACTGACCAGTTGAGGTCTCATTATCAAAAACATCTCTAGAAGCTCTTTCAAGCTTTGTTCTTATTTCACAATTTTCATCATGATAGAAGTTAACAGTATACCCTTCAGCATTAGCGTATGTTGCTCGCCCTGGAACTTGGAACTGCTGACCGAAGTAATCTACGTTCTTGTTTTCTATCGTCCTTCCTGGAAGTGAAGCCGTCCTAGCATATACTAAATCCGACTCACCGTCTAGAAAAGTACCACCTACTAATTGTATTTGTTTTACTCGGAATAAGAAGTCTCGAGAAAATTGCTTTCGAGCTGCCCTGGAGAAGAAGTCTTGAATAGTTGTTGCCATATTATTATTTATTAAATGTTTCTATTAACCGCCGATTATCTCTTCGAAATTAGCATCTGTTCTAGTTGCAAAGAAGTTAACTAAGATATACTCAGCCGTTCTAGTAGGCTTAATGTATATATCTACAACTAACTCATTAGCATCAATTACTGATGGTGTATTATTTCTTTCATCACAAACAATCAGGTAATCGAACACCCCTTGATTGTTCTTAGCTCTCTCAAAAATAGGCGTCAGAGCGTTTACAAGTCTTGTTCTAGTAAACTCTGTATTATTCTCAAATACAAAGAACCTTGTAAGCTTTCTCGTTGGTCTTTCTAGATTTAAGAAGAGCCTTCTTACATTAATTCTATCGAATGCACTAGGCTTCTTATTTAAAGTCTTCTGTCCGAATATTACTAATCCCTGCCCTGGGAATTGTGCTACAGGGTTAAGATTAGCCTTATATAATTCGTCTCTCTGCTTCTGATTAGGATTAACTGCTATATCATTAGCATTTGTTACAAGACCTCTTGTGAATCCAGCTGGCGCAAACCATGGGAAGGCTACAGCATCTGTTCTAGCCATCGAGCTAGCTGCAAATGGTGAGAACGGCACGTAAACGTTTTGTCCAGAATATTCATCATTCACTAATGCCCAGTTAGCATAAACTGCTGCATAAGATGTGTTCTGAGTTTCGAACTGATGTCTCGTTGCCCAGTAAATTCCAGTTTGGAAGTTACGATTCTTATCATCAAGGTATTTAACCTTTCCATTACCTTCAATAAAGATCTGTCTAATTGGATCAGCAACAAAAATACAATCACCTCTTCCACCTCCTAAGTATGGCGGTGAGCAGAATGATTCAAACTTATTGAATACAGCGTTGTAATCATTTCTTAATGTAATTGCTGCTGCTTCAGTAATTTCTTGCGAGGTTCTTAATCCTGAGACGGCTTGTTGTACACCATTGTTATATAAGAACTCATCATAGTAACTTGTTCCTGCTGCACTTGCTACAGCGTGAATAGTTCCCAACCCACCTTCAACAACCACATCAATGTCATATAGATCGTTGTTCTTAATACCTTCTAACGCCCTGTCAACCTTATTAGGAATATTACCAATATCTTTATTGGTAACAGAACTATCGCTAAATGCACCAAGCGGATATAAGCTATCTGCTTTTCTTAAATGTGGTTGCGCTGCAAGTTCAGCCTTAATATCTTCATTAATTCCAGTTTCAGTAGAAGACATATTTTCTGTTAATGCTGTAGTATATACTCGAATACGCTTTATGACGTTACCATTTGCATCGAGTGCATCAGTACCTCTTATGCGGTTAGAAATATAATCATTAACAAGCACTTCAACGTTTCTTGAACTACTATCAGCATTTTCTATGTAATCAGATATTTGTGCCCCTCCGTTAGGATCTTGTTGAGTTGAGAATGCATTAATTGACCCTGCCATTCCATCGGTAACAACATAATCAAGTTTAAATGCTTCGTTAGCGTAAATCGATTTACGTAACTTAAAGACACCTAAGTTAAGAAGATCATCATCAGTTCTATTACTAATATCATAATCTGTGAAGTTATCGATAACTTCAGATACTGAATTTGTTGTCCCGGAGTTAGAATCAGCAGATAACTTAAACTCTAGCACTGAATTACCAAGTGTTGTGTAAGATTCTACACCATTACCACTAAGAGAGTTACCGGACTGAGTTACTGTCTTTGTAAATAAAATATTGTCAAAATCAGTCGCAGGATTTAAGTTAGTATTGTCAGCTAAACCAACATAATAACCTTCGAAATTTGGATTAATTGTTGTTGTTGACTTATTAAGCAACACAAGACCAGCACCATAAGCTCCGGATAATCCAACATCACCAAAGCCTGATGTAGTTGCTGTGTCAGACCATGTAAAGGCTGTACCAGCCACTGCTTTAAGGTAATCTGCTTCACTTATCTCAAAGTGAGTAGGCTCACCAAGAACGTATGTTCCAGATAAGACATTTAAGTCATACGAAACACCTTGATCAGAAACAGCTGATAATGTAAATGTATCATTAGCATCTTCAAAGCCGTTTACAACAGACGGTTTAATTGTTAAAAGAGGAGTACCTACAGTAGCTCTTGGAACATCACCACTTAAGCTAAACTTAATATGGGTTGTGGGTGTTGCATCCTCATGCGAAATACCAGCTCCACTAACTGCATTATTCGCTGCAAAACCTACCATCTTACCAGAACTCAAAGTAACTCCTTTAGCGATACCAAGAGTTAAATTTTCTCTATAAGCATTATTTGTACCACCGGCAATTCCATCAACATCAACTAAAATATCTGGCCAGGTTGACGTCGCTGTACCAGCACCATCCGCTGTACCAAACACACCGTAAGCAGCACTTGCTGGCGTAATTCCAGTAGCGCCAGAGTTCCAACCACTTAATGAAAAGCCTGAAAAACCAACTGTTAAAGAAGATAATCCCGTGGTTCTGTTTAAGTTACTGTCCTGAATTGTAAATGCAGCACCAGAGAGGAAGTTGGCAGATAACGACCTTTCATGGAAGTTAACAGATAATTGGAATGCACTAACTTGGCTAGTTTCTGTATCA